GTGCGATTCATGTGAACGCCAGACTGCTAAAAGATTACGACTATTGTTTGGTATACCGATTAAAAAATCAGATCCTAGTATGCGAAGAACGCAAACATGAATCTTGAAAAATTCGGCCAATAGTAATACCGGAATGATACCCTATGGGAAATCAGACCGCTATTTATCTTAGCATCTGCGTGGCTTTAGCCTACGTTACTTTAATACCTCCAAAAAAGAGGCTGACCACCACCGTACGATAGTCATTTTTTCGCAATTTGTTAAACCAGCTTGCGACTGGGTATGCATTTTGTAAAATCAGGTTGCAACTGATAAAAGAGCCTAATTGGCAGCTGGTGTGCCACTCAAATAAGTGTATGTTGGGACATTCAAAAAGAAGAAGAGATTGAAATCTGTTCCAACGGAAAAGTACTTCCAGATTTTTAGTCCTTTGGTGTTCGGTCCGTTGAGTCCGTTCATTGTAATTTCGAGCAGCGATCCATCGTAAATGGACCCATCCGCCAAGGTTGGCTTGGAAGCCGACGACGGAGCCGTCGACTGAAATTTGAAGTTTGTGTAGTTGGGGAGACCTACAGATAGTCCAGCTTGTGTGAACTGATTGGTGAGAGATTGACCCGACACGCCACCTTCCGTGCGCGTGTTAAAAAATCGCGAGTCGTTGCTCACCGTCCCCTTGGTACCCGTTTGGGAAGTATTGAACGCTGCCACAGCCTGCCCAGGCCTGCGGATGATTCTCACTGAAGAGATCTGCGTCGTGTTATCCGTGTTGAAGTGCCAAATGAAAGACCCACGCTGCCCAATGTAGGCAGGCGCAAGCCAATGGTACACGCTATTGAAAACGTAGTTGTAATTGAAATTTGAGGCAGGAACAATCAAACCCTTAGCTGAATGGACACCATTTGGATCATATCCCATGTACAACGGCACGCGTCCTGCGTAATGTTGCACGATGTGAAAATCGTTCGTAGTATCGGTGGGCTCAGATGCAACGTAGCTCAATGTCGAGCGGCGAAGCAACTGCCTGAGAGACCCAATGGCCTCCCCAAAATTGACCAGATAACGGTGGTCAGCCGGTGAGTGAATTGATCCACCCGCAAGAACCTCCACTGGCTCTCCATAAACGTCCTCGCTCTGGACCGTAAAGAGGGAAAAGTTTGTGGAAGGGACTGTTGGGTTGGCATATTCCAAATTCTCCGCCCCACGCACAGAGACGATGATCTTGATGTTGGAGGCAACCACCGGTGCAGTGAGTGTTGTCAATACTCTCATACAAATGGTGCCATTGTCAAAACCATCATCGTGCAAGAAGGTGGGAGTAGCCGAAATGGACCAGGGAACCTTGCCAGAATTGATACGCAGCCAAGCAGTCGCCTGCTGGTAAGGCACCCTCACTTCGATGTCACTATCCTTCCCCAAATCGATAATCTGCGTAAAAACCACAGACGACGATGTACTATCCGAGATGATGTTCTCAGTTGCGTAACCACTTGGGTCATAACTAATGCGAACTCGTCCCTTGTGGTACTGGGAGGCAATGAATTTGAAGCGAAAAATGACGTCTCCACGCCAGTGAACAAAAGGGCCCGCGGCAAATGCCATGGGCAAAAAGTTGATGAGGGGGTTGGGAGCCCCATCAGTCGCGTACATCCATGGAGTGACAATCGAGGTAAACAAGATATCATCCGTCAGGTGCGCGGTATTCCAGTTCGTGGTGCAGAGATAGGACTCCCGCTGGACAAGATGCGAGACTGCCAATTCATCCACAGGAGGCAGCCCAACAGCACCAGGATCCACAGTGAGCTCGTTTTTGGGATCCACAGTCAACTTCTCAATGGGGTACCCAATGTCTGCCGAAGACATGGGAGGAAAAGCGTTGGGACGATATGGGCGGGTCTCGTCAATGACAGGCACATTCGTCCAACCAAACAATGATGCAATGCTACTAACAGCACTCGCACCTATCTGTGTGGCGGTTGCAAAACGGCCAATCACAGGAATCGAGGACAACCGACCCGCAATGGCTGCAATAGCACTAGCAGGTTTGGAGATCACTCCATTCCCGTACTCGTCGCCTGACTGGAGCGAAAGCCCAACTGAAGGCCCACTGATCTTCACATTCTCAGCCCAAGCGTAGATCTGAACAGAAACCCCAGTCCCAACTGCACCATTTGCACTCTGCAACAATGTGTAATTCAGGAAAGTGAGTCTCCCCATGTCAGTAAAGTCCTGACCAACTTGGATTCGCAACCAATTCTTATGCAAAAAGAAAGGCAAAATCATCTCCCCCCCCTCATTGTTCTGGGGGTAAATCCAAAGATGAGGTCTCTGAGAGTAGGGGATGAGATAGTTCGTGCCAGCGTCTGGTACAATTGTGGAAGGGGTGAGCGTGGGCAAAGGTTGGTAAGACATCAGCATCGCACCGTAGTAAAATGGAGATGCGTTCACCATGACCTTCACCTTGAGGTCACACTGCATAAAGGAAAAGTTGTTGAGCTTGTTCTTGATTCTCGTGTCATTGAAAAACAAGTACCAGGGGTCATACGTATGGGCCGTAGCTACAGGGTCCGCCTCAGCCCAAATGAAACTAGCAATGCGAACAGGGCGACTCAAAAAATCGCCCAAATCCACACTAGGAGTGTCATCCAACATCGAAA